CATGAGTACCTGTGCGCCGTTGGGGATGGCGATGCCGCGCTTGGTATCCGCCTGGCTGCCGAGCGAGGCTACCAGTTGTACCGTGTCTTATCTGGCAAGGCAGATCCTACGGATGAAGACAAGTTGGACATGTACCTGATGCGCATTTGGTGTGTGCAGGGTAAACGTGACGGCTACAAAGCCAAGAAGTTGACTGTCGGACGTTCTATCCAGGCACCCTCTTTCACCTTCAAGTTGCTGCATCGCGCTTGCTTTGAGCACGCTGATCGGGCTTGGGTGGGGCGCGGGTGGATGTTCCGTGCGGGGTATGATATGGATCAACCCGTTGACAACGACTTGTTGCGGATGTACCGGGCCACCCTGGCGAGTCTTGGGCTTGATGAATCTGGCTTCGACAGGCGCATGCCGCGTGAGTTTATGGAGTGTTATTTCAAGGATTACCTGCCGTATATGCATCCCGGAGTCCCGCGGATGCTGCTCGAGTACATGGCCGAGGCCACCATTGACAGCATGCTGCTCCTAACGGATGGCACAATGTATGCTAAGGAGCGTGGTAACCCGTCCGGGTATCCCAATACGCTTCGATTGAACTGCATTGTCCAGTTGGCAGCGTGGTGCTACGCTTGTGGCCTTCGGCTCACAGAGCTCGGGCGCCCAGCAGGTCTCCGGGATGTTGTGGGGTTTTTCGAGGACCATGTTTTCCTTGAGATTTGCGGTGATGACAGTCGAGCCAATGTGTTGACTGACTTCGGTATGGAGGTCCTGGGGGCACACGAGGGCTTCCAGCCGTGGCTGAAGATCTGGGAGACGCGGTTGCCGTGGAACGTCAAGATCGAGGGAGCGGTTGTGTTCCCTGTGAGTGGTGGCAAGTTCGTGCAGAGTTTTGCTGAACGCATGAACCTCATGCCACCCATCTGTTCGCGGAAGCTGGTTGTCGTCCAAGATCATCTCTGGTCACCTTTGTGGAACGCAGACAGGGTCGTGCGTAAGTTGGTGGCCCGAGGTACTTCTGATGCCATGGCGGGTTCAGGGCGTAGTGACGCCGAGGAGGAAGAGCTCCGCAGGGCCGCCTTCGTGTGTCTGCGCCTGCAGGTGTACTGGCATTCTCATGGCTTCGTCCATTCACCAGTTGTTGATTGGATGATGCGTAACGGATGGTATACCAAGGAGGTCGCAGCTATCGTTATGGGCTGCATTGGTTCGGCGCACCGGTACGCGGACATCCACTGCGTGCGGGTGTCAGATATGGTCGCCGCCACCAAGTGCGGCGTCGACCCGGCGGAGCCGTAGTGTGGCTTTGGCCACGCGGGAGGCCACCCCCGCAATATAAATAGGTGGTGCGGCGACATCGCTTGGGTGGGAGGGTGGCCAATTTAGATTGGAAGCGATGCAAACCACTCTACCACTCACAGCGACACACCCACTGAGGGCTGTCACCGGCCTGGCACGGCAGATCGCCTTGCCCGGTGAGCATCAGCCCCTCAGATTTCCGTCCTTTCCTGCCCTCGAAAGGACTGCGGTTATGGCTTTCAACCAGCCTACCACCGCGTTCGTAACCTCGCAGGCGCCTAAACCCTTTATGGTGTTTCGACAGGCTTGTTACCCCGTCTGGGGCAACCGCTTGCAAAGCTTTGCCCAGTCCGCTTCTTGGCGCAGTGTGGTCGTCCCCGCTGTTAACGCTAACGAGCAGATCGAGCTCCCGCTCGAGGATGCCCTTTGCTACCAGTGCTCAGGCAACATCCTTCGGCAGGGCACGATTCAGCCTGCCATTTCTGGTGCCTCTTCGAGTGCTTCGTTTCCTACTGCTATCCTTGGAAGGGATGAGCGGCTGCCCGGTCCCGAGTGGCTGTACGTGCCTGCCGGTCACTGGGTGGCCGTGTATGTTACGGGCAGCCAAACTACTACCGCCTCCTACTTCACCACAGTCGTGTTCGATGAATGGGACAAACCCGGTGAGTCCAGTCCGGCTACCGGTGTGTTCTCCAGTGTCACCGTGCAGGGCGTGGCAACGTTTTACGGTGGCGGCTCAGACCTCGGGCAAGCAACTGTTGACCGCTGGATTCGCCCCCGCCTCTTGCACATTGAGGCCGGTGCTTCAACCATTGGTGCACAGTTTACCGTGACAGTCGCCACAGCGTCCGCCACCTCGGTTGTGATAACTAACAGCGTCACAGGCGCAGGCGTGATCACATGGGGCGGATACACCTCTTTCAACACTCTCCTTCCGCTCACTGGGCCTGCGGAGTTCGTCAATTCAACGTTGCCCTGGTTCGCTACCCGCGTCACCGCGGCTGCGCTACTGGCCACCAACGTTACCCAGGTCCTGAATAAGGGTGGCACCATTCTCGGTGGCCGCCTGTCTCCGGCCATCACCAATGCATGGAAGGCCACAGAAGATGAGATCGCGAAGCTTCATCCGGCTGAGAAGGCATTCTTGCCTTTGGAGACCGGTTTGTACACGTACTGCCCGCCTTCAACTGACC